CTACGTTCATCAACGATGAGCTTGACGAAGATTACTCAGCTGCTACCATACAGGCAGTCACATGGGTTACACACAAACGCATACACAATGTATAGTCCACGTTGGTTGACTAGGTGACATTGTTATCATTAAAGCGTGAGTAATGTGTCCTACCACAACCGCCTCACCGCCAACTTCTACCCTCCTGGAAAATCATGAAACGCAAACGCCCAACTCTCAAAGAGACCCAAGCTAATCAAAAGATACAATGGTCAGATGTACCGCTTGACGTACAGCAAGCGATCATGTACCTTGAGTATCGTAAGCTACGTCACAAACATCCACACTGCTAATGGACACACAAACAGCATGGAACGAGGCTGAAGAACTCAACACCAGCCTACGTGAACTCAATGACCTTGACCTGCTAGACTGTAGGCAAGCATTGATAGAACGCACCAACATTATTATGGCAGCATTATGCGAGTCTTAGATCTATTCTCTGGCATAGGTGGCTTTGCCTACGCAGGTCATCTACTAGGTGGCTTCACTACAACACAGTTCGTTGAGAACAACGCATACTGTCAGCAAGTCCTCCGCAAAAACTTTCCACTTGTACCTATTCACGATGACATCACTACCTTTGACACATCATTCAAATTCGGTGAGTACGACCTCATCACAGCTGGCTTCCCATGCCAAGATTTATCCTCAGCGGGCAAACAGGCTGGACTTCGAGAAGGCACTCGCAGCAGCTTGTTCTACAGGGTCATGCAGATTGCTAGGCGTACTCGACCTAAGTTCATCCTCTTTGAAAACGTTGCAAATACAATCAGTCACGCCAAAGGGGAGACTTTCCAGCACATACTCTATGAAATTGCCCAAAGCGGGTACAATGCTGAGTGGGGCATTATATCAGCTGCAGACGTGGGAGCCTCGCACCTCCGCAAACGCATCTGGATTATTGCCTACGCCAACGACCCAAGATACTATCGCACATCCAAATGCCACAATCACTGCGAACGGGAGGAGACTGTCATCAAATGGTACGAGTCACAGCCTCAACATACAAGACAAGTTGACGCTATTACCGACTCCCAGAGCCAGCGAGTGGAAGGGCATAGGAGTCAAGGGCAGTCCAAGCAGCTTACGCTGGGCGAAACAGGGCTACTTAACTGGAGTGATACAGGAATCAGACTCAGTCCCGACTGGCGTACCTACGCATCTCAACCCATGCTTCGTAGAGGAGATGATGGGCTATCCCGTAGGGTGGACAGACTTAAATGCCTAGGCAATACCATATGTCCGCAAACCGCAACAATTCCCCTGAACCGTATAAAACAACTTGACGCTCTCCTCCAGCATAGCTAATATGTTGGATGAGGGTCTCACCCTCTACTGTTCACTTACTTTAACCGTTATGCAACCACAAGAACGTACCTCCACTGTAGTTCACAGCATAGATGTCAACCCATTGACTGGCTATGCCAAAGTCGAACTACTCTCTGGTGCAGTCTACGAGTACCACAATGTATCTCGTAAGGCATGTGCCAATCTACTTGCACAACCTAACATGTCACTAGGCTTCTGGTTCAACAAGAACTGCAAGGCTAATGGTGTTAAGTGTAAGCAACTTAAAGATGTCAACCTCTCTACCAAGTGGTCAGAGTTCAAAAAGACCTATGCTCACAACTAAATCAATGACTGTTACTTTCGACAAGTCTGTAGCCCCCTCTCTTTTAGAGGGTGGTTACAACTACACACCATCTGGAAACAACACCATCCAAGTTTACTTCGATCAATCTGGTCGAGATATCTATGACATACTAGACGATGCAGGTCTAGGTCATGTTGCTGACTCTGTTATCTACACTGACTACTTCAATGAAGATAATTGACAATGAGATCTATCAAGCCTACAAATCAGGGCAAGCTAAACAATGCAAGGAATGTGGAGAAATCAAGCTCCTCAAAGACTTCCCACTATTTAGTACTGTGGGAGCAGGTCGTAAAAATACTTGCAAACATTGCTCCAATGCGTTAGCTACGATCAGACGTAGGCTACGTAGGCACAACCCTCCACCATCATCAGCTGGAGACTGTCCCGCCTGTGGTAGGCATACTACAAAGTGGGTACTAGATCATGACCACACCAACAACAGGTTCAGAGGTTACATATGCGACTCCTGTAATGTAGCCTTTGGTAAGTTTGGTGATGACCCAAACACAATGCAACGTTCACTTCACTGGCTTCAATCACATGGCTGACATCATTAAATTTCCAAAGGACAAAGAGTACATCGAGACCTTTGACACCTTTGATGACCCTATCGTGTACACCGTATCACGTACATCTGACTACTCATTAGAGAGTACAATATGTGGAGTATTCAACTCTGCTGACGCTGTCATCATACGACTTAAGCGTCTCCTGGAATCTCCAGTAAGAGACGGTGAGAAGTATATGGTAGAGACTCACACTCTCAGAGACCAACAAAGAGAGGAGGGTTTATCATGAGTACATCCCATGCACAAGAACGCCTTGAGTCTATACTTGAGGAAGTCATAGAAGCTTTCCCATACTACGATGAAGAAAAGCAAAAAGACATTGCATTAAAACGTTTTGAGGAGGAGCTTATTTGAAACCAGAACATGACGAATGGGTCTATCCATTCTACGGTATTGTAGCCGTCATCGTAATTCTATCTATCGCTAACACCATTGTTATCGAAGGTAGGCATAAACCAGCAAACCCAGTTATTAGACAACTAATAGACAGAACATGAAAAAAGTTTATCCAAACCGCATCCGTGAGCTTAACAAATGGAAAGCTACTGACGAACTAACTATGGTTAGTGTAGAGGATGGTATGTATGCAGCTGACAACTGGAGACTACCACCCAGTCACCTCTGTATAGTACGAGCTGAACTTCCCAACGGTACAATTAAAGAACGTTCCTATCGTTTACAGAAAGCTGCTAATGCCTTTATGTTACAGCTCATAGCGAATGGAGCAAACTTTCACCTCATGACTCATGAATCACTTAAAACCACCGACTTCAAATGAACCCACATGATCTAAGCGAATTACTATACCGCCTAGGCTACTATGTTGACGATCAAACTGGAGAGGTCATGATCGAACTAGATCCCTGTGGCCCTCCCCTTGTTGACAAGTTTCTAACTACACTAGCGGTACAAGGTAAGCTAATAATGAAACGCAATCCAGAATTTGAGCTAGGTTTCTACTTGCCAAACTGGAGGTGCTTCAATAGTATGGATGAGTACTGCCAAGTATTCCCTTACGAACAACAGTGTAAAGAGTATGACTAATCTAACGCAACATCAAATTGACCACCTCGATGACTACGAATATTCCCTCTTCCTCGCCTATGGGGACTCCTTCAAACCTACAGCGACAGTTCCTCCTGGAACAAGAAGCGATCAGTTGCGGGAGACAGAGGCTACACGAATCCTTGAACAAGCTGGAGGAAAAATCCTACGCTTCGGCAAGCGTGTACGGAGTCGCTTCAATAAAAGAGGCGTTGCCTTATTTAATGGAGCATATCGAGATCACCTTCGCCAAGCTAAAAAACGGACAAGCTGGTAAGTTCTTCAGACCTATTGCAGAGCATATCAATGAGCTTGAACCATTAGCTATTGCAACTATACTACTCAAGATAGTATTCGATAAAGTGTTTACCTTTGATCGTAATGCTGATCTTATCGTACCCATGATGACTGCCATTGGTGGAGCACTGGAGTCAGAGTGTAAGTTTCGTTGGTACAAACGTGAGCATCCTACTATTATGGGATATATCGAACGTGTGTATTTCCACGAGGTTACAGGTACACAACAAAAGTTAAAGATCGCCAGTGAAAAGTTTGGAGAACGCAATATCAGGTGGAACGCTTGGTCAACAAAGACTAAGATCTCACTAGGTAGATGGGGACTCACAGCAGTTATGGAATCCACTGGTTGGTTTACAGTAGATAAACGTAAGACAAGGAGAAAGAAGTACGAATACCGTGTTGTTGCCACAGATGACTTTAACAACAAACGGAACGAACTGATTAAGACTGCTGAGTTATTCAGTGGTATACCTTGGCCTATGTTAGTTGAACCAGATGACTGGGGATACGATGAAGAAGGTAACATAATTTATGGGGGTTATCTTACAAATAGTATGATGAAGGGTCACGAATTAACTAGACGTGGCAACCCCACCATTAAACACGGGGATACCCCTTTAGCTTTTATTAACAAGCTACAGAAGGTAAAATACCGTGTGAACTCTCATGTTCTAAGAACTGCCGAGTATCTGAAAGAGAAGGAAAGGGTAGTAGGGAAGTTCATTCCAATTTCCCCAGCGTTCAAACCTCCTCGTCCTCCTAATGCAGAGGAAGATGCGATGAAGAACCTGTTATGGCGTAGAGCTATGGCAGAAGCACACACAGCTGATCGTATTAATTTTAAGAGATCAGTAAGAACAAGAACACAATTAGAGGCAGCAGAAAAGTTTATGGATGACGAGTTCTACTTATGTTGGTCGTTTGACTATCGTGGTAGAGCCTACCCTATTCAAGCTTTTCTTACACCACAAGATACAGACTTTGGTAAGTCGTTATTAAGGTTTGCTGATGAGTCTCCAGTTACAGAAACAGCTGACACATGGTTAGCTTTCCAAGTAGCCACAACCTTCGGGCTTGATAAAGCTCCGATTATTGACAGGTTACAATGGGTAGATAACAACAGAGACTTAATCACAAGGGTTGCAATAGATCCGATAGAATATCTTTCTGAATGGGAAGATGTTGAAGAACCTTGGCAGTTTATGTCTGCCTGTCACGAATACTACCATTGCTGTATACTACACGACAAGGATACTACTGGTCTGATGGTAGCTGTAGATGCTACATGTAGTGGTCTACAGATACTAGCTGGTCTTGCTAAAGATCAGAGTACAGCTGAGTTAGTCAATGTCGTTCCGTCTAAACAACCGAGCGATGCTTACAAGGCTGTAGCAGAGAAGGCTAAAGAGTTCCTACCGAGTTACATGCACCCTTGGATGACTCGTTCCGTGTGCAAACGCACAGTGATGACGATTCCCTACAATGCTACTAAGGATAGTAGTCGTAAGTATATACGTGAAGCATTGAAAGAAGCTAACATAGAAGTTCAGCAAGATGAATTGACTCAGATAGTAAACGCTGTCTACAATTCTATGGACTGTATTGTCCCTGGACCTATGCAAGTTATGCGTTGGATCAAAAAAAGTGTAGGAGATTACATAAGAAATGGTGGTAAGTATATAGAGTGGGAAACTCCCTCTGGTTTTGTAGTTAATCAGAGACGTGATGTCATAGAGACAGAACGGATGGAGTTACAACTATTAGGTCGTACTAGCGTACGCATACCTAATGGTAAGAAAACACCCTGCCCTAAACGCCATCGCTCTAGTACAGCTCCAAACTTTATTCATTCTATTGACGCAGCGATTCTTCACAGATCATTTACTCAATTCGATGAACCATTCACAGTTATCCATGATTCTGTTTTATGCAGAGCAGGGGACATGGGAACACTCAATCAACTTGTGCGAGAAACCTACTCCAATATCTTTACCGAAGACTGTTGGCTCACAAAGTTCGCACAAACCGTTAACGCCTCTGAACCCCCACCCATTGTTGGGACACTTGACCCAGAGGTAGTATCCAATTCCATTTATTTTTTCTGTTAAATGCAAACACACGTCACCAAACAACCCGTTCTATTAGAAGGCTTCCAAGCTGTCCTTAAACCTGGGGAGTGGGGCTATAAGCTCTCAGTCCTCATGAAGGATGACATTGTCAAAGAGTTGGAAGACGAAAGAGAATCGGCATTAGAATGGGCTAAGTCCAAAGCTAAAAATCCTAAGAGAGTCTCTATTAAACCAGAGCCTTGGGAAGAAGTTGAGACACAGCCTGGAATGTACCAAGTTAAGTTCAGCTGGAGAGATGGAGACAAGTTCATCCCAGTTGTTGTTGACACTGAAGGTACACAGATAACAGACAAAGAGACACCAATATATAATGGAAGTAAAGTAAAGATAGCTTTCTTCCAAAAACCATACGTCCTACCTACAGGAGACATCGGCACATCATTAAAGCTAAAGGCTATCCAAGTTGTTAGTCTTAACAGCGGAGCTGGTATTGTCGATGACGGAGATCTTACTGCTGAGGATGCTGCTAAGTTATTTGGTAGCTCTACAGGTTTTAAGGTTGATGCTCCTAATGTAGATGCTACACCTTGTAGTGTCGAGGAGGACGATGACTTCTAATGAGAAGTAAATTAGAAGAGAACATAGCTGAGGAGTTAGATAAGCTTGGTATTAAATATACCTATGAACGTGACAAACTCAAGTATGTAATAGAAGCACAGTACATCCCTGATTTTAAAGTTGGGGATGTCTACCTAGAAGCCAAGGGCTACTTTCCACCAGATCAGAGACGCAAGATGAAAGCTGTAAAGAAAGCTAATCCGAATCTCGATATCAGAATCATATTTCAAAATCCGTTAAACAAAATATCCAAACGCTCCAAAACATCCTATGCGATGTGGGCTGAGAAGAATGGATTTCCTTGGTGTACATACTATGCAATCCCAACAAGTTGGCTCAGATGAATCAGAGTTCCTTTATCACGCACCTTGTAACAGATGTGGGTCTTCCGATGGTAACAGCGTTTACTCTGATGGACACACTTATTGTTTTGTGTGTAACCATTATGAATCTGGAGGAGAACCAGACCACC